ATGATTTTCCTTGATGGTGTAAAAATTGGTCTAACCACAACCATAATGGCTATAACTAGTCCGTCTATCAGCACGACTCCAATTTACGAGCACCCACCTGTAATTGTTGCACAAAAAATTGAAAGTCCATTGGGCGGTGATTATAATATGACTTATAGTAGGAATATTCAAAATCAATACCTTGCTAATAATAACACAAAAAATAAATTGCTAAATCTATTTGGTGATACAAGATCATTGACCGCAGAAGAACATGAAATATACAAAAAGATATTGCATCAAGGTGCAAAGAAAATGGCATTGAAAGTTTGGTAATTCGGTATGCTTGAAGAATTTATTGATTTCTGCGCTGAAACATTTCCATCAATATCACCATATAAAATCGAAAGCTTAAAAAATGCTGTTGAACAGTTTAAGCAAAATGGTCATTTTTTTGAATGTTGTTTACCCACTCCTTTGGGTTATTATGCACAAGGGGATATTTTTACTGATTTGCCGTTCTCATTTGTAGATTCAAAAGGTGATTATAATATCATAAAAAGACATGGTATTCTGCTTTCGAACACTTGTGATGCATCTCGCAATGATACATTGATTTTCGCTGCACTACAACCAATTGAGTTAACGAAAGATTCTCCTCAAATGAGAAATGACTTAAAAAATAACAAGTTAACACAGTTTATGTATATTCCGCGTGAAGAATTAAAAGACAAAGCTATTGATTTTGGTTTAATAAACTCATTCCCTAGAGAATTAATAGTAAATGGGTGTTCTGCAAATAAAACTAAAAAAATATGCTCACTTAACGATTATGGCTTTTATATATTACTCACCAAACTCACTATTTTTTTTGCAAGAAGACAAGACGAAGAAACGGAAAGAGATAGGAGAATTGGAATACATATGTAAATGAACAGCACCGCTAAATTATAAACCTAAATTACTAATTGAGAAAATTCTAATAAACTATCCAAAAGCTCCAAAAAATATACCATTTTTTATGATTTGCAAACAAAAACAGCCGACAAGGAATAATCCCTGTCGGCTGTCTTACTACCTACTTGATTTTAATTTTCTGCCCCACATAAATGAGATTAGCGTTCTTGATACCATTGTCCTTGACAAGCTTCGCAACAGTAGTCCTGTAACGCCGTGCGATGCCTGAGAGCGTATCACCACGTTTCACCGTATAAGTCACTGTCTTTTTTGCTGTGCTTGCAGACGGCTTTGTGGTCGGGCTGACAGCCTGTTTCTTAAAGCCATTCAGCCCTGCTGCTTTTATCTTTGCAGGATAGTCCACATAGCAGATATCCATATCAACATTGCCGCTGATACCGCTGACTCTTCCAGTGGAGCTGTACTGCCACATACCATGAGTGCCGCCGTAGTTGCAACGTGAGCCGTACTCAGCGACCCACAAAGCATATCTCTTGGCAACAGAGGCAGATATGTACTGCTGTAAAGGCGAACGGCTGATGTACAGCCCTGCCCAGTAGCCTGCGTGTTCAAGTGCATTGCAGAAAGTCTTGACAAGGCTGTTGCAAAATGCTCTGCCCTTTGCGAACTGTGAACGCTCCTCGAGGTCGAAGTATATCGGATACTCAAACGTCTTGCCCTTGATAGCGTTGATACAGGTCTGAGCCTCTGCCTTTGCTTCCACAACAGTTGCCGCATAACTGTACCAGTAAGCACCAACTTTCAGCCCTGCCGCTTTAGCAGCCTTGTAGTTTTTCTCAAAATATGGGTCTTTCTGATTAGCGTACTTGCCATAGCCTGCACGAATGATAACGAAATCGACCCCCGAAGCCTTGACCTTCTTGAAGTCAATGTTCTGCTGATACTGTGAAACGTCAATGCCCTTAAATGTCTTTGCCATAAAAATTACTTCCTTTCTAAATCTTCAATGCGGTGGTTTGCGACCTTTATCTGTTCAGCGACCACCGCATAATCCTGTTCCAGCTTATAAGTCCGTGCGATAACGGAATTGTGCTTGTCCACACGCTCGGACAGCTTGTCTATCTTGTACTCAATGAGTTTTTGGCTATCATACTGCGCCTGTTGCATAGTCTTACGACTGTTAGATGCTATGACAAGCTGACACATTACTGCCGAAGCCGCCGTTATCAGTGCAACGATAATTGCTTCCGTCACTCGCCGTCACCGCCTTTCTTTGCCGACTGCGTGCCGAAGTAGAACGATATCACCACAGTAAACACTGTGATGAACTGCTCTGCTGAAATCGTGCGTCGAAGTGCCAACACGCAGAACACCGCTGTCAAGAACAGTGTTACAATGGACTTTACATCAATGAGCTTCGCTAACTTCTGCTTCATGGTATACCTCCTTTGTGATTTCTTTGAACTGCTCCGGACTAATAACGCCTGCCTTGACAAAATCTTTGACCTTTGCCAGCGAATACACGCCCAGATCATAGAAACGTTTAATAATGCTGTAATACATCACTCGCCCTCCTCACCTATCAGCGTGCCTGTCATAGCAGCTGTGTATAGCACTTGTGCCATTATTTTGTCCTGCTCGGTCACTGTAGGTTTTTCAAAATCTTCGGTGGATAGTCCCAGCTTCTCAGCCATTTTTCTCTGTAAATCTGTCATGTTGTACCTCCTACTTCACTTAGTTTCACGATATACTCTTCTTCTGACGGCACTGGTATGCGATAACTGTCACCATTGCTGTTTTGGAACGTTATGCTACCGCCTGCCTCGACTGTTAGATTTCGCAGAAAATCATCGTCAATTAGGGTTGAAATATCGGTGATTATAGGGTTCGCCAACTCGTAATACAGGATTACACCTGACATTGCCTGCTTGAACGCGGTTACATCGGGGTAGAACGCATCGTTGACATAGATATACCCGTCAGTGTTAGCATCAGCTGTTATGCCTGTTACATTGGGTTTGTTCCACAGATTATCCTGCGTTTTTGTCGGATATTTTAAACACATGAAATTTGGTGCAATGCTATAACTTTTTGTCAATTTTTGCCCGGCTAAATGATGTGTTTTAAATGACACAGATTCACCAGCAGTCCACGTCAGCGTTCCCAAATCCACACTGTCTACGCACTGAACGTATCGTTTATTTTCATAGTCCACATAATTTCGTGCCGTTCCTGCCGACCAGCCGTAGCCAGGCAGTGCCTTGATTGCTTCGTGGATAGGGTACTCAGTCTGATAGAATGGGGAATAATCGGTAGCAGCATCGCTCTCTTCCAACTGCACGTCATAAAACGCAGTCGCTAGACCGCATAGCGACACAAAATCAGTAGTTGCTGTAAAATTAACTGTTCCCTGATATTCTGTGTTTGCCACGTAACCTACTTCTGATTTTATCAGTGAGCTATCATGTGCGTATGATGTGTTTTTCCCTGTTTGTAGTGACCAACGCAAACCGCCTTGATTAGCTGTATTTGACTTTACTTTGAATGACAATGTATATTTATTGCCGACAATAGTCGGAATATTTAGAACAGTTGTTGTTAAACCTTTTGTGTAAATAACACCATTTTCAACCTTGCTTATATTCGCTCCATGGTAAATTTTGTCGGTATAGTCAAATAAATTTTTTCCCTGTTCCACAACCTCTGTCACTCCAGCACTGACAATCTCGCCGTCAATGACCTCAGAGTGACCGCCTATTGACTTCACGCTCATCAGCTTTGCCCCCGTAGGCACAGTTTTCTGATACGCCGTTTTGCTGTCCGTTTCAAATTTGTGTGTCACACCATTGCCCAAGTCGTACAGTGCGTCCACACGTCTTTTCAGTTCCTTGTCGGTCAGCTTCACGTTAGCTATTTCAGCCGTGTTCTCAGCGATTTTCCCGACAGCCGTCACGTAATCTTCAGGCAAACTGTCAGCTATGGATTGTGCTGTCTGTGCGGCGGTTTCAGCGGCTGTTCTGTCCTCTGCGACCTTAGCGGCATGGTCTGCCACTGTAGCCTTATCGGCTGTCACCTGTTCCGCCATATCCTGCACCGCCTGTCTGTCTGCTGCAGTGCTGTCAGCATTGGTCTTAGCGGTTTTAGCGTAGCCTGCTGTTATGTTCTTGTCGGCTGTGGTCTGCTGTGCTGCCGTTGATGCTTGCGCTGCGGATACCTTGGCACTATTCTGAGATTTGACTGCTTCGGCACGTGCGGTTTCTGCACCCTGCATGGCGGTTTCTGCCTGTGTGGCGGACGTTTCAGCCGCTGTCTTTGCGGTTTCAGCACGGCTTGCCGCCTGTTCTGCTTTGTCGGCTGATACTCCTGCGGTGGTAGCTGATTTCTCAGCGTTTTCTGCCGCTGTAGTAGCCGTTTCTGCGGCGGTGACGGCTGTCTGCATATCTGCGTGCGCCTGCCTGCCTATGGCGTCTATGCGGTCTAGTGCGTCCATAGCCACATCAGGCGACGGTACTGCATTATCTCCTATAGCCGCACCTATTCTCAGGCGGAATATGCGTGATTTTTTTACTAAAATATACTCATTGCCCGACAATTTTTTAGCCGCGATCTGACACGATACTGTCTGCGCTGACCGCAGTATATCAGCCGTAGGCGTCCACTGTCCGCCTGTGATATCGACCTCATACACTGTGCCGTCACCATAGTCGATAGTCAACACATAGCGGTCTGCACCGTCTATCTCCATGCCCTCAACAGACACATGACGGGCGTTTGTTTCACCGACGTAGCCCAGCAGGGCTGTGTTCAGTGTTACGTCATAATCTGCATTTAATGTTATCGTCATTTAATCACCCCTATTCTATCGCAATGTAATCCACATAGTACGTTCCTGTCGGGACATTTACTGTTGACCCATTATTAGCTCCCATGCAGACGTTCAGATAGTACGACTTTCCCGAACCACTAACGTGGGTGCAGAACGTCTTGTATGGTGTTGGTATGTCTGTCTGCCGTAGTGTTGCTATAACCTGCTTAGGCGCAAAATTCAGTCCAAGCGGTATCCTCATCAGCGCATTTGCTCCCGTCATCTTGTGTTCCACAGTGCCATAGTGTATCTTGCCGGCTCGGCTCAGTATCTCATCGATTTCCTCGCCTGCGTGTTGCATAGGATAGTCATTTTCAGTGATATCCTGTGCCAATGTCACATTTTCATCAGCCATTATCTCGCCCCCTTAAAGTTGTTCTTCAACGCTCAGACCCACCGCTGAGATATCAGCACTCAGTCCGCCGTCAAAGGTAAATCCTAAATTCGTTATCGGTATATCATAGCTGTCTGCGCCGTTGGTGTATGTCACCACGTCACCTATGTCGAAACGTGGATCGCCTAATCTGTGATACAATTCGGTGGTGTACCACGAAAATCCACCTATCCTGCGCCACAGAGATTGCAAAAGTGACTCTGTCATGTATGGGTTTTCAAATTCCAGTACACGCCCCTGTGTTGTATCTGTCACGCCTAGCGACAGCGTTACATCATCACTGACCTTGCAGATTATGCCCACTATCACATTCTGCCTTTCAGACAGCGTAGGTAGGTCTATTGTGTTGTTATCCAATGTTTTCACAGACTTGCCGTACCATTTTCGGACGTACCGCCCGAAGCGGTCAACATACCCGAACTGCCCTTGTGCAGAGGAAAGGTAGGACAACATTTGTCGCATGGTCACGTCCTTTGGCACTGAGCTGACCTTGAAATAGAAATACTTTGAGTACAACACCTTGCCGTTCTTATCTATCAACCTTCTGCCGTTCTTGTCACGCAGTAGTCGCACCTCTGTATAGTCATTGCCGTTTTGCAAGCCAAGCTGTCTGCATATGTCGTCTTCAACGGCTTTATTCCAGTTTGGCATAGGGATATGCGGTACATATGGCTTATCCGAAAAGTACAGCCTATCCGCCATTGTCAGCTGAACACTGCCGCCCGACTTTTTCGACTTCACACAGGTGAAACGCCCCATTGGTATCTTTTCGTCATTTGTATCAGATGAAGTTGCGTCCTTTGTATACAAACTGAAAACATACTCATTCCCAAGATACTTAGTTCCGTCGTCAACCAGCTCCGCCGTCACACTCTGAGAACAGACCGCTCCAAGCTCTATATCATCACTCAGAGATGTTGATTGAATGTCCGTCTGAACGTTCTGAATGCCGTCATATGCCACAGGTGCTCCGCTCTGAGCGTCCTCTATCCACATACCCCACAAGGCTTTGTAACTCTCTATCCTGCTTGTTATCTCATTGCTTGCTATGGTGTACATATGCCCTCCTAACGTTCTGCGAATGTGACAGTACAGCTCTTGTAATACTCACCACCGTCAAGTCTGACAAGCCCCTGCGGTACATAGTCGCTTGCGTTGGCAGATATAGAATAATACTTGCCATTGTGCCAAAACTCCAGCTCTGCAAAGTCGGGTCCGTCCTCGATAAGGGATTGTATCTCGGCCGAATCTGCGACAGGGAGCATTGTCCACTTGCAGGGCAGTTTGTATTTGCAGAACTTTCTTGCACCCACAAACAAACCTGTTGTATTCACTCGTCCTGAGCCTGCCGTCCACTCGTAACAGTTTACAGGGCTCCAGCTATCAGGGTCAGGGTCTGTCACCCACACGCCATTTATCTTTAGCAATGTTCCTGTCAAAATGCACTCACTCCCGTCTTACGTTTATACTGATTGTTGCTGTCCTGCATACACTTGAAAAGCACCTTGCTGTCAACTGTTCCGAAGAACACAGGGTCATAAGCTTTCAGCCAATCAAGTATAGCGTTCAGCACCCTTAACACCTCGTCAAGCTTGCCGTTATCAAGCATACCTTGCAGTTTGCTCAGAGGTGAGATCACCTCCGGGTCTGCTTTTGCGTTCCTGTTATCGCCCACCATTGCAAGGGTCGGTGCTGTCGCAAGTCCGCCTGTGGCAAGCTTTGGTATCTCAGGTATGCTTATTGTATCAAGATCAAAGCCGAAGGTTTCTCCGCCTATGCCAGGCACCCAATCAGGCACATCAAAACTCAGGCTGTTAATGCCGTCGATTATCCAGTTGACCGCACTTTCAATAGCACTGGTCATTTTGTTTACTGCACCGATAATTAGGTTTATAGGTGCTTTCACAACGCTGTAAAGCGTGTCCCACACGCCTTTGAAGATCTTCTTTACACCCTGCCAAGCCTTTTTCCAATTGCCTGTGAAAATGCTCTTGACGAACATTATAATGCCGTTGAGAATGGTCTTTACGCCTCCGAAAGCGTCTGAAAATGTCTTTTTGAACCACTTGCCTATGCCTTTGAAAACGCCCTTGACAGCGTTAAGAAGCTTTGTGAAGATCTCCTTTATCTTTGCAATACCCTCAGATACGGCATTATACAGACCTTGTATGATATATCCGCCCATTTCAGCCATGACCTTACTAGGGCTGTGAATACCAAAACAGTTCTTGAAGCCCTCAATAAATGGTGTAAGAACATGGTCATAAAGCCAAGTGCCTATGCCCTTGAAAGCGTCAACGATACCTGTGAAAAGCCCCTCAACGATATTTCCACCACAGTCCTGTATTTTCTCTGTAAAGTAGTCACGGATACTGAAAACAGCGTCCTTGATAAAGCCCCACAGCACCGATACCGCACCGCCTATAGCTGAGCCTATCGCCTTGAAAAGCTTTGTGGCAATGCCGCTCCAATCTATTGTAGAAATGAACGTCCACAGCTTTTCACCTATGCCCTGCCAATTCACAGTTTGCAGGAAGTTTATTGCCGTATCAAGCAGACCTTTCACGCCCTCAGAGATAGTCGTTCCTGCCTTGCCCCAATCAATCTCATCAAACCAGCCGTTCACAGAAGTGCCTATGGACGAGCCAAAGCCCGACCAATCAAAGGTGGTAACGAACGAATAAAGATAGTCGATGATAGCTTGCCATTTTGAAGCAAGGGTCTTGCCGATAAGCGACCAATCTGTTTTCTTGATACCGCCGTTCAAGAACTTTGCCGTACCTTTACCGAAGCCTGCCCAATCGAACTTCTTCATAAAGCGGTATCCTGCACCAAAAATAGTGTTTATGCCTCCGCCGAAGCTGTCCCCAAGACCTGTCCAATCAACGCCGTTAATAAAGCTGTTCAGACCGTCTGTAAGCTTATCCACAAAGCTATTCAGCTTTTTCTGAATACCGTCCCAGTTGATGTATGCGAAAGCTCCGTTGACCTTTTCAGCCACAAGAGAGCCAACTCCTGCCCAGTCACCCGACTTAATGGCGTCTTTCATACGCTCCGCCCAATCTGGAAGCTGAACGTTGTCGCCGTTTATGGCTGAGTAATCAATGCCACCCTCTGAACTGTCTGTATCGGACTTGCTCTGATCCGGTGCAACTCTTACAACGTCAAAGTCTGCAAGGTAAGTGTCCTGAGTTTTCTTTATCTTCTCCGCTGACTTCTGCGCCTGCTTTGTCGCCTGCAAGGACTTCTGATAGGTGGTGCCGAAAAGCTCAGAGATAAACGCCGCCACAGTTTTTGTCGCCGTTGCTACGCCCGTCATAAGCGTATTGAGATACGGCATTACTGTGTTCATTATCGGTGTGAAAGCTATGGTGAGGTTTGCTTTTATTTCGTTTAAGGACTTGGCAAATTCTTCGTTGCCTGAAACAGCGTTTGCGACAGCGGAACGTATTCCTTTCAGCAAAACAAGCACGCCTGCCATTAAGAACACTCTTTTTGCCGCAGATTTGAGCGAATGTGTAAACTTACTCAGCGGTTTTGAAGTGCTGTCGATAGTTGTTTTAAGCCTGCTGAATTTGGATTTAACTGCGTCAACAGCCTTTGAGCCTGCCGAACGCATTGTCCTAAAAGCTCCGCCGAGAGTTGACTTCACCGCCTTGCCTGCAAATGAAGCGACTTTTTTTAGTTTCTCAATAGCAGTTGTCCCTGTTTTTCCGCAGTTGCTAAATGTTTCCTCATATTCGCTAAGTTTTGTTTGAGTTTTATCTATAACTCCCTGCTGACTTATAAGCTTACTTTCAACGCCATTAAGTTCTGAAACTATCTTTGCAGCTTCTTCGTCTGAACTAGCGTTTGCAAGAGCAGCTTGTAGCTCTTTATACTTAGCCTGCAACAGGCTCATTTTTTCCGTTGCATTCTCGAGCTGAAGATTAAGCCTTTCAAATTCACTTTCAGGTATTTCAAAATCACCAAAGCTCTCTGTCGCTGTTTTAGCCGCCTCGTCAGCCTTTGCCGTAATTTGCTGAGCGATATCATCAACCTCAGCCTCTATCTTATCAGGGTCATACTCAGGATTGTAATGTATCTGCACAACTTTAGGCTTGATGTTTTCGATTTGGTCGGTGGTGTTTTTTATATGCTCATTGGCTTTATCAATTTCAGACACCACCTTTGCAGTAGCCTCCTGCATACTCTTCTGAGCGATCTCCGACGCACTGCCAAATCCCTCGTCTATGGCTTTAGTGGTCTTATCCATAGCGTTCTCAACAGCTTTCTCTGCCTGCTCTACTGGCTTTGAAAAGCCGTTCTGTATGCTTGCAGATATCTTGTCAAGCTGCTCCTGCACCTTGTTTTTTATCACAAGGTCAAGAGATATAACACCAACGCTTGCTCCGTCTGCCATTACTTATCACCTGCCTTTCCGAACATTCCCTTGAACAGCCTTTCAAAGTATCTCGCAGTTTCAAGCTTGTCCTGCTCTGTGAACGTTTCTCTTGCTTTCTGACTTCTGAACGCCGTCCACTCTGAGCGTATCTGCTTTTCATACCTGTCGAAATTTTTTATGATATCCTTGTTGTCCTCGCTCCTGATACGAACGATCTGACCCAGCGGCGTATCGTGCATAATCCCTGCAACGAGCCTGTACCAATCGCTGTAATGCAGATTTTCCTGCTCTGAGGGCAGGATATTGTACTGCTTTGCAATGGATTGTATGATAAGCTCTCGGTCATAGTCAAGATCGTACCAGCTTTCTTCAAGCTTACTCTGCGTTTTCCTGCGGAAATCGAGCCTCTGTCTTTTCTGTGTCCTCGCCTGTTACCGCTGAGATAACAAGAGTGAAAAGCTGCTGATATGCCGCCCAAGGCATATTCATTGCCTCTATCTCCTTGTAGTCCTTTGGTGCGAACGCAAGCTTGAAAACCTCGTCTATCATATCAAGGTCTTTCTTTTCAGCGTTCTTGTCGCAGATGTCAAGTATCTTCTTGACAGTTTTCTGCCTGTCGTCCACAGGGTAGACCTTGTCGCCTACTCTTATCTCAGGTGTACCTGTAAGAAGCTTGCTGTCGAGTGTATACATCTTTGCCATAGTTATTATCCTTTCTGATTTTGGGTATAAGAAAAGCACTCCGCTGTGAACGAAGTGCTTGACATTATTGTTTTGCTGTGATATAATGAACATAAAGAGAGGTACTGCGATAAGCGGTTTACCTCCGGTTGGTCAATTTAAATTATAACCGTCCTTTGGCAGAAGGGCGGTTATTTCTTTTTATTGCAGACATTGAGCACAAGCCCAATTATGTTTGTTATAAGTAGAAGTAAAGTTAAGACTTCCATAACGCTCATGTGTCGCTCACCTCCTTAGCCATGAGGCTTTTGGAGGATTATTTAAACCGCCTACCGTTATTTGCAGTACCCAAAGTTATTATATCACAGATAGTTTTTCTTGTCAAATATTGTTGTTTATGCTGCTGCCTCAGTAAACTCAGGCTTGCCGTCGGAAGCAAAGTCGAACGCAAGCGGTGCGACTGCCGTTGAATCTCCGCCGCCCCATTCTGTTACGCTGACAACGCCCTTGATAACAAGCTTTGCTCCGCTTGGGAAGTTCCACACAAGGGTTGTGGTCGCCGCCGCACCTGTTTTGAGTGCAAGGCTCTCGATGTAGTCATTGCCTGCGTCACCGACGTTTCTCTTGCCTGAGATACTGATAGTGATAGACTTACCAGTGAGCAAACGTCTTGTCCACCCCTGCTGATCAAAAGGCTTCCACTCCTCGATATTGCCGTCAATGGATACTGAAAAGCTCTCCATATCGGCAATAGTCACAAGATTGCTCTCTGTCAAGCCGTCGCCGCCTGTCTTGTCTATCTTGAACTGGTTTTCATATACGGGATAAACTCCTGTTGTGTTTGCCATACTCATTCATTCCTTTCGTAATATACTGTTGCCTCGATAACATATTCACACACGCCTCGCTCGTCCCTGCCAACAGAAACAGGCTCTTTGCATTCGAGATACTTTACCGTAAATCCGTCACCCTTATGCTGACGGATATCGGATAGGATATCAAGAACGCTTTGAGCCTTTATCTCTGCCTGCGTGGGAATATCAGTCCAATGAATAAGCACCGAGATATGTTTTTCAAGTGTTTTTGTGCAGGCTTTTCCGCCTATGCAGATACGCTGCGGCTTTGAGGTCTTTGCGTTGTACACGCCTATGCACTTGTCAAGGTTGCCGTCAATAGTGCCTGCGTACACGTCCTCGAATGTGAGGATATCGCTCAGCATATCCGCTATGTTAAGTAAAGTCATACGCCTGTCCTCTTTTTGAATTCTGCCACAAACTCATTTTTGGCAAGGTCCTTTTTACTGCCTGTGATATATGGCTCAAGCCAAGCCGCACCTGCGTTAGGGTTATTGCCTTTCTGAAAATGATACTCAGGGTGATAGTACAAACGTCTTGCCTGCGGAGAGCCTGTCACAAGGCTTGCACCGCTTTCGTCAGCGTGGACAAAGGTCTGGTTATCCTGCATATCGCCTGTATCGAACGGCATTGTCTGAGCACTTACAAGGTCTGTCCTCACCTGCTCCATAGCCACCTCAGCGGACTTCACAGCGGCGTCCTCGATAGCCTTTATCGCCTGCACATCAAGCTTTATTTCAATGCCCATTATATCAGCTCCAATCTTGTGTAATTCACCCTGCCGTCAGGGTCTTTGGCTTTCTCAGAGCCATATATCTTGTACGTCCTGCCGCCTATGACCGCATAGCCCTCTATAACAGCGTTATCAGGGGCGATATCTCCGCAGAAAAGAGCCTCGCCTGACAAGGTTATAAGCTGTTTCTCTGCGGATAATTTCTGCCTTGACTTCTCAGAGTGAAAGCATTTGCCCTCAAATATGACCGTCTGCTTCTTTGAGCCGTCACGATTAAGTCCGTCCGTTCGATAGACCTTGCAGGGCGTTTTGCATACCCTTTCAGGTACAAGCTGAGGAAACTTCATCACATCAGCCCCCTGTAACATAGTCCTGTCTGCATAAGCGCATTGTAGACCTGACGTGTTGTGATAACGCCGTCAAGAGATACCACCTTTGACTTATCGAATGACATTGAAACTCCGCTTATGCTGTAAGCGCTCAGAGGACTTTCTAACAGCTCCGAATTGTCATAGATAAATTTCATCTGCAATGCTGTGGAACGCTTTATACGCTCTCTCTGAAAGTCTGTAAAGCTGTCAATGCCCTCTGCTGTTATGCGGTTGAAAGTCAGCGTGTCGATATCGCTTTCAGCCCTTTGCAGTATAGCTGAGAACTGTTCTTCCGGGATATCACACTCAGGACAAATATTGCAAAACTCAGTAGAGGTGAGGTACATATCCCTCACCCCTTACTCGCTGTACTCTGCTGTGTCAACGTCAGCGTAAATGCTGTCTATCTTTCCGTCCTTGCCGTTCGGGAAAGTGAAAACATCTGAGAACGCTCTGTTCTGATAGAGCCAGCCGTCACCCTTTGTGTGTCCGCCCGGAGCAAAGCTGTAAATGCTGTTGATCTTAGGCACTATCTTTGTGGTCTCAGGTGTTGCGATAAGCACGTTTATCTTATGCGAACCTGCGACCTTTTCATAATATGTATCAAGTGCAGACTTGCTCGGTGTGCCTGATACCTTAGTGTAAGAGCCGCTTGATTCGGTGTAATACTCCTTACCACTCACAATATCGGTATCAGCGGTCTTTACATATCTTGCAGCGCAAGGCTCAAAGCCGCCGTCCTCAGGGTCAAAGTTGAAGCGGTCATAGAAACGCTCATCATCAATGACCTCCATGATAGGCACACCGTCAATGTCGGTCACTCTTGTTCTAAGACCAAGTCCTCCCTCTGCGATCTGTGTCATTTCTATCTTTCTCGTGAACTTGTCAGACTGCTCAAGCAGGTCCATAATTGTGGAAGTCACATACATGATAAGAGAGCCGTTTGCCTTGTATCTTCTCAGCTTGCCTGCTGAAAGAAAGCCTTTGAGCTTATCAAACACGTTGCCCTTTGTGTATGATGAAGCGGCTGTTGATGAGTGATAGCCCTCAAGCTCTGCCGCTCTCTGAGCTGTCTTTGAGAAGAACAGAGCGTCCGTTTCGGGAGCAGACTGTGTTTTCTCGAATACCTCCGAGATATTCTTGATAGACGCTGATGAGTTTGTTTCGTCAACGTCAGCCTTATCCACAAGAAACTCAACATCACGGTCGTGTGTGAGTGTGAAAGGCACGTCCGTCTGAACATACTTACCTGTGTTCCAGCCGCCGTTTCTGTTGTGGCTCTTGTAGCCTGATGTTGACATCTGTGTGAAGTGGAAAGTCTTTGCGTCAAGCCACCTAACGTTCTGTGTGATGAACGGGCTTGACAGTGTTTCCTGGATCCTTATCTCCAAGAGTTCGGGGTTCCATACTTCTGCGTAATTAAGATTTGGCATGATTCATTCCTCCTGTTTTTTACTTGAATTTGTTCCAGCGTTTCTGCGCTGTTGTTTTGCTCTGTGGCTTCTTTTCATCAGTATCCGAAGATCCTGCACCGACCTTGAAACCGCCCTGCTTTTTGCCGTCGGACTTTTTATCGCCCTCGCCTTTCATATCCGGATACTTCTTCACAACCGCAGAAAGGGCGGCGTTGATATCCTGCTGACTGCCGTTTCTCACATAGCTTTCAGCCACCGCAACGGCGTCCTCGATACAGTCGGGTTTGATACCAAGCTGCATAGCGGCTATCTGAGTTTTGAGTCTGAGTATTTCCTGATCTTTTTCGTCAGGTGCGTTCTCGGCATTGTCCTGCTTGTCGGACTTATCCTCGCTTGGCTGTTTCTGCTTATCTTCCGCAGGCTTATCAGCACCCTCACCGTTCTCGTCAGCCTGACTATCGTCCACCGAAGGCTGTTCCTTGTCGGCAGAGTTCTCATCTGCCTTGTCCGCAGGCTTTTCCTCAGCCTTTGGCTCGTCCTTTTTCTCCTCGTGAGTGTCGGGAGTTTTCTTCTCCTCCTCATCAGGGAGTTTCTTTTTCTCGTCCATTTTCTGACCTCGCTTTCTTAAATTTGTGTATGAAAAAAGCACCCGTTAAGGTGCTTAGTTCCGATATTTGGGTATAAAAATACCGCCTCGCCGTAGCGGAGCGGTCAAGAAAAAATATTATCAAGATCTATTTCTGATTTAACGAACACAGCCCCAACGTCATAATCATCATATACATCAATGTCCTTACCGTCTTTTGTATATGTCTGAATCGTAGAGCCGTCAACATCAATTAACAGCTTATTTTTCTTTGCATCAGGAAAACTACGCTCGATCAGTTTGCAAGCTTTTTTAAACTCACTTTGACTATTATCCTTGAAAATCGTATAATCAAATTTTGTCATATCAAGCCCTCCTTTATAAGCCGTAGTTCTTGTTTACTTCGTCATTTGTTTTTGACGCAGTTTCTAAAATATCTTTTAAAGCTTCGTCTTTTGTCATGTTCTTGCGCTTCATTTTATCCTTTAATAACTTTTCAAACGTTGGTGCAGGACGTTTTTCATCAAGCATCATAGCCGTTTTCTTATCAGACATAGCAACGCGAGCTTCGTGTTTATAGTAATTTCTCAGTTCAAAAGCCTGCTTGACCTGTTCTTCAAAGGGTTTTGTTTTATCTATCTGATTAGGGATATCCGTTACATTTGCATAATACCATTCACGAACATGCTGACTGTCAGCTTGTGTTATCGGTTTTCCAAGATATTTTTTCAACGTATCTTTGTCTACCTCTATTATACCACTTTTTCCCGATTTGTCAACACCACCACCATAATACTTCTCCCTGCTATGATCCCTATGCAGCACCTCATTATGCTCCTCAACGAACACCTTTAATTCGTGCTGAGCCTGCCTGAGCTTTCGGCGGTATTCCTTGGCTGTATCAGGGTCGCAGGTGCCTGCCGCAAAGCGTTTGAACTTGCGTATCTTTCGCTCCATTGCACGCTGTTTCTGCTCAAGCTCTCGCTGCTCTTTTATCTTCTCCGCCGGTATCGGCTCAGGTATCTGCGTTCTGCCGTGTATATACTGCGTCATTGTGTGACGGCAGTTCGGGTGAAAAAGCCCGTTCTTTACGGCATATGACAGCAGCCAAAACCACTCGCCGCAGTAATTTGACTTGCCTTGAAACTCGTCCTTTTCCCCCTCCCATACTGTGAATACATCATCAATGTATACTTGACCTTGCCAAGGCTCACAGGTCTTTGAACAGCCGCCATACTGCGACACAAGCACCGTATCATACCCAAGCTCTGCAAAGCGTTTCGCCGCACCCTGCAACGCTGCCCTTGTGGACGTTGTCCGCAGAGCCATTCGCACATAGTCGGCAATGTTCACTCGCTTGCCGTCAGCGTATACGATACAGTTTATGCCCTTGTCGAGGAAGTCCCTTGTGGCAAGGTCGATAGCCTCGTTAAGCGTCATAGAACCTGTTCCCATTGCAAGCTGTACCCTATTCAAAGTCTGCCTGTAAATATCGTCTGTCATTCGCAGAGCGGCTGTTTCAGCGGTCTTTTCAAGGGTGGTGACGTCGTCCATAAGCTTTGCCATTTTCTTTTCATTCACACCAAAGAAATGCTTGTCTGAGATAGGTGTTATAGGCTCGTCAGAAAGCTCCTGGACGCTCCGTTGTGCCTGCTGTTGACCCTCTTGAAACTGCTCCGTCATAAGCTGTCTTGTCTGATCGTCGATAACGTCAACGTACTCGTTCATAATGTCGAGGTTTTCACGGCGGAAGTTCTCCATATTTTTCAGTTTCTCAGCCTGCCAAGCAGGCCATTCAAAGCCGTAACGCTGCTCTTCCGCCTTGTGCATTTTGAGATTGCGTTTCAGTGAAGATATGAGCCTTAGCTCTATCTCCTCAAATATCTTTGCGATGTCTTTGAAGCTGAGAATATTGACCACCTCCAAGTAGTTGATAGCAACAGGGGTTAAACAAATTCAAATGTACGGAAACTATAATGCCCCGTCCGGGCGAGGACCAAGCTCGTCACCTACTGCAGTAGGCTCACCCTCTGTAAGCCCCTTTTCCTGCATTATCCGCTTGACCTCTGCGGCTTTCCAATCGTCCTCTTTAGAACTGCCCCACAGCTCCTCCACCTGCGTTTCAACTGACATAATACCATACGTGCTTGCCTTGCCCACAGTCTCAACTCTGCTGTCAAAGTCAGGCGCACCGTACTCGCCAAAGTCAACTGTCACCTCATAAGTCTCAGGGGCTTTGCCCTGCATATTGTCATAGGTCATAAGCACCGCAGAAACAAGCTGCGGCAGAGCCTTTTCAAGAGCCGTTGTGATAGTGTTTCGGGTGTTGCCTGTGACGTCTTTCTTCTCCCGCTGAGCGTCTGCACTTGACATCTTGCCCACATCTATGCCAAGCGTGGCAGGAGATACAAGCCCTTGCAGACACATAAGCAGGCAATTCGTATAGCTTGCCACAAACGCCTCATACTTGATATCAGGCTGAACTACTTCTATCTTAGGCACTGCACCCTCTGCCGAAAGCGGTGGGTCAATGCTTATGTAACTGTTGCCGAACTGGTTTGGCGCTTTAAGCTTACCGCTTGCAGGATCTCTAGGTATCATGCTTTCGGGGATATACTGCTTTACCCTGCCTGCTCTGATAGCGTCCCACCATTGTGAGATGACCTCGTCTAAAGCGTCAAAGCAATCAGACTTGCCGCCGTCAAAAATGCTCTTGCCTCTGTTTGGATATTTTCGTGATGAAAAGAATTTCAGCGGCACAGCCATTATATACTCGCCCTCAAACTCAGTTCGAGGCGGTATCTGTGCAAGGCAAGGCACATTGTCCAAACCGACCTCGTGACCGTTATCGTCATACAGACGGCTTTCTATGTATCCCTTGCCGTAATGCTCTTCAAGGTGAAATCTCTTTGAGCCTGCATAATGCACAGAATGAAAAACGACCTCGTTCAGCAGACCTCGTACAAAGTTATACTCCACTTTGTCAGCACCGATAAACTCGACTATTGGCGTATCAGAAAGCTCAGTATCCACCGATATCTTGAAAGCTCCGTCGCCGTCAACAAGTGCGGTAACTATCGCCTTGCCTGTCAGCTCTGTGAAGTCTATATGCTCGGAAATATTCTCAAAATCAGCCTTTGCTTTGTCACCTGTGACCTTGATATCGTTCATATCAGAATAGACAATGTATGAAAGCGTATCGGCGATTATTGCAGGCAGACCGCTATGTATCTTGCGTATCTTTTCATTCTCAGGGACGCTGCTCCAGAATGAATTTGTGCCTAAGTTAAGCTGACGAAAGAACTGTGAAAGCTCTGCGGCGTCACCACGATACCAAAGCTGCGACCTTATCACATCTGTCATAAAACCTGTTTTCTCTGTGATAGTTATACTGTATTCGGGTGCAGGCTGGATATCAAGCCAGTTTCTTATCATATTTTTCACCTTGCTTCCTATGCTGAATTTAGTCAATCTTCACACTTCCTATCTTGTCACGATACGGCAGCCAGGCATACTGACAGGAATTGATAAGGTGGTCGTTGCCGTCCTCCGGCTCAGCCTTATCCTCTTTCCAACTGTATATGTTAAGCTCGCCTGCGTACTCCTTGCAATGCTCAAGGATATAAAAATCACCTGCCGCCAGCCAAGCTGACTGCAAGTGTATTCGGTCAATTATTTTCGTTTTCTTGAATGCCGGGATAAAATTATATATGCTGCCTGTGAGCCGTCCAAACTTCTGACATTCAAGTATGGTCGCCTGATCTGCGCTGTCGATATATACATCTCGTGCAAAGCCCCACGCCCTGCGGTTTTTCTCCAAGAACGCCGTGAATATTTTCGGTATGTCGGAGGGTGTGAGAGGCACTTGTCTGTCACGATTGTTATACACTTCCTCGTCAAGAGTGACGCACTTTCTGTCAGCCGTTATGCCCACAAAGGTGAACGCTATGGTATCAGGCGAGGATTGCGAGTAAGCGGTGTCAAGTCCGGCTGAGAAGTACACATAATTGAAAGCTTTCGCCTGCTCTGCTGTCAAGATATTTCGCTTTTGCAGTTCAAACACAAGCCCTGTTGCACGTCCTCTCAGACCGAGTATCTTGTTTTTATACAGCTTCGTGCCTTTCGGAGCGGCAGCCATTTTCCGCTTGATATCCTCATCAGTAAGTGAAAGATTATCACGAAAAGTAAAGAACCAATACCGCCAATTGGGTACAGGTTCTTCTGTAAGCTCTTTCATTATCTCCGCAGGCACGTCACAGGCGTATTTCTGATACGGACGTGAGCGGTTGACAAACTCTTTGTACACAGGCAGTGAGGGGTCGTCAGGGTTGAGGGTCGCCATAAGGTAATCATTTCGGGTAGACATCTCACGGACAAACTCGATATCAGCGGTATTTATCTCGTCGATATACACGCAGCCGAACTGAGCGCCCAGCACCATTTCCCACTTATCCTTGTTGTCATATCCCAGAACATAGATTATCTTGCCCTCAAACTTGATATGCGGCAGTTTGTAGTCCTTATCACCGTTGCCGAAGTACCGAGCATTGGTGTGCAGGTCAAGAATGCCGTTATCCTGCTGAATGATAGTTTCCTCAGCCTTTCCCGTAGTCTTAGCGGCAATGACGTGAAGCTTTTTCCTGCTTGCCGACACCATACGCATGAACTTTATTCCTGCGCCCACAGTTGTTTTGCCGCTTGCGGTAGTCCCCTCAAGAAAATCCGCAGACACACCCCGAACGCTGTTGATGAAGTCCATATACTTCTGCGACAGGGGAAACTTACTCGTCAAGCCCCTCACCGCCTATCTGAGCAAAAACGTCCGAAAGCTTTTCAGAGGTCTTGACCTCCGCCTGTATCTTAGCCACATACTCTCCTGTCATTTTATTGAGGGTATCGACGGCTCTGATACGGTCAGCAGGGTCATTCTTTCCGTCCTTAGCGATATCAGACAAGAGCGCCTGCCTCTCCTTTGCAGTCATTATACGCTCGTTCTGAGCTTTCTCGGACAGCACACGGATATACTCCGCAACACTAGGATTATCTAGGATTTTGCAGGCGTCAGCTTTCGCATACTTCTCGCTGTATCCTGCCTTTATAGCACTCTGAACGGTGTTGCCGCTCTGAGCATAGTATTCTGCAAATTTCTTTTGCCGTGCTGTCATGAGGGCACCGTCCTTTCTTTATGGTATGAAAAAAGCCCCGATTTAGTGGGGCTTTGAACACTCAATATTATTAATTTTATTGGTTATATTTCGATCTATCCAAAACAACTTTTAAATCGCCAAAAATAACCGTGGTTCCGTTATTATATATTTTTGCAATGCCACATATAGCATTTGTATCTCTTCTATACAAACCCTCAGGGTCATAGTAATCCGTAGTTTCAAAAAATCTGACTATATAAGGGTCTTCATTATATTTATTCTTCATATAATTTATCATTTTGTTATAACAAAATTGATATTTTATCGAATAAAATATATTATTCTGTTGAACTTCTTGAAGGGTTAATGTATCATCGAAATCATCTACAATGCTAACCTCTTGGGCATATTTATAGCCTTCTTTATGAATTTGACTATCTAACTGCGTTATAGTTTCATTGCGTAATCCTTCCACTAATTCTTCAAGTGCTGTTTTGTTGAAGTTTGATTCTGCTAATAAATAATCTTTAAACATTCCTTTTAGCTGATCTTCGCAATTACAACATATGCAATTTCCATTCTCAAATCCATCATAAAATATTCGGCTTTTTGCCTGTTGTCCACATAAAAAACATTTTGTAGTAAGTTTATTGGTTTGATGTTCCTCCATTTTAAACGGTTTATTACCATTAAATTTGACTACCAAGTACAATCACTCCTCATAATAATATTTCTTAAATAATATCACTAATCAGAGCGAAAATCAACGAAATGCACCGAATTTCTATATACTGCATAAAAGTCAATTACCTTTTTTATGCAACATATCAAAAATTCGACATTTATGAACTTTTTGCGACACAACGCAAAAGACACCCCGTTTGGAGTGCCTCTTGTGAAAATATTATAAGGAGTTTTGTAAATGGTGGAGCAGATGTTGAGCTGGCACGCTCTCGACCTGCATAAGCCCCTTACGGGGCTTAGAAAATTGGAGGTGACTTCAATGAAAGTACAAGTCTGAGGTACATCTACACTTTCCTCAGTTTAAATTATAACATAGTGAAAAGTCACAAACGTCACATTTATCATGTTTTTTGCAAATATCTTTGTATACGCATTTTGATACAGCTCTCCGACATTCTCCCACCACTAACCTGCATAGCTATCTGCAAGTACGTCTTACCCTTGATGAATTTCAGCACGAACATTCGCCGTGTCTGATAGTCCTCTATCCCCTTGATAAACTCCTCCACAGCCCTCTGCTCACGCTCTAACCGTGCCTGCTCGCACAGCAGTGAAAGTGTATCGCCACTTGGCAGAAAGCCGTCTATGCGTGTGCTGTGTGGTGTGTAGGACGGCGGAGTGCATACGCTGATACTGTCGGCAACGTACTTGCCTGAAAGCTCTGCCTTGATGTCCTCAATGGCTGAGGCGTTCCTGCGGTAGGCTTTCAGACGTGACATGGTCATTGGGTCAGCCATTAGCAACACCGTCCATTTTAATACCGATACCATTCACGTCAACAGCCGTATCAGCAACACCAAAAATAACCTTGCCTATTGCTGTAGATACGTCACCCTTGTGATAATTGTCTACGGTCATCTTGAATCCCATTCCTGATATCGTTACCTTATCCTCCACCAGATTGACAGCCCTGAAAACCTTGCCGTGCATAGCATTTTCATACACACCATGCAACTTTTCCAGTTTCTTCTGACTTACGCCTGCCTCCCACAGAATAGACGAGAGCTTATGCTCGTCTATGGTCGGCATATCGGTCTCGTGAGCGTTCTGGTCAACGAACGTGGAAATCTTATCGTTCACTGCGGTGATAAGGTCATAGTCAAGCTCATCACCCACAACGCTTGTGAGGATATCCTTGAAAGTTTCCTTTTCGTTCTGACAGGTCATTGAGAACTCGCAGCCCAAAAGCTCCTCAACAACGGAAGTGTTCGGCTTTTTGGCGTTTTTCGTGTAGTAAAGCACTCCGTTGATATCTGGTGCACGGTCATTGAAAAGAGGGAACAGGAAGCCGTCACTTGGCAGTTCAACAATTCTGTCACATGACTCTTTCTTTGCAATGGAGTTGTCCTGCTCGTTGTATATAAGCCCGTCAATACGCAGATTTACAGGGCAAAGAGCTGTCACAATAAAGTTGTAATCAGTGTCAGCCTCTTCCTCGAACTCGTCCATTTTGTTCTTTTTCAGCACGGAATATGTACAGTGTGCCGCAAAAATGGTATATGTAGACACATACTCCACCTTTTCCACAATGGCGTTGAGAAAATTATCAACCTTTTCCTCATCAATAAGCTTGCTTTGCAATGTTTCATACATGAAAGGCTGAGCACCGCCCTCAAGGTAGGCGTCCTTAGGGAACGAATATTCCAGCAGATTTTTGCCTATAGAGCCGCTGAGCACCTTTTTCAGGTTTATCATTATCAGCTCCGCCTCGTCCTGCGGAATGGTGTTGTAAAGCTGATTGGTCTTGCACTTTATGTTCTTTTCAGAATCAACAAATGCGGTAACAACATGGTTTACGGTGAAAAGTCCACAGTCGTCGCTGAATATTCTCTTGATCTCGTTAATTTCTTTCTTGTTCATGTTAATCCTCCTCAGTTTGTCTATAGATCATTGATCTGTAATCATCACAAACTACATTCCGTTTGCTACAAGTATGATAAAATACGCAGTTATTGCATTTTATCTCCTTAATTCCCAGCACAACATACCCATTCTTTATTCCCCAGCCATTGAGGATATATGTTATCTTGTATGTATGTCCTGATATCTCATGTTTTGCGTGTTCTCTTACTGTGCCGTCTGAGCTACGATAAGACGTTCCGTCCGTCGGTATAAATCTTATCAGATCTCCTGTCTGAAAACCTCTGTCATTCTTTCTGACCTCAAAAGTTTTCTCACCGCTCTGAACTGCGTCACAAAATTCTATGCTAAGTTTCAGATTATTTGTTTTCATTCTTTTGCCTCCTCACACCTCAACTCTTCCAGCCTACAATACACCAACGTGTTGCCACAAGTCTTGTCAGCGATCTCCGCCTGATAGAAGAACTGACCTGTCTTACTGCTCTTGCGGATAATGCACCCTGTCAATTCGTAGCAATCAGAGCCGTTGTAGCTCACCCTGCGTCCGAGACTTTTCTTTACCTCGTGTATCGTCATAGCTCCTCTATCCTCACATAAATGCCAGGTATGTCCGCCCAGAACTTTTCGCATATCTCGCTCGCCACAAGCTGGTCGTCTGTCCAGAAGTCAAGCTTTGTCATACAGTCCTTGAACATCTTCTGCAGGTTGTCTGTATCAGGCTTGCTGGTCTTGTACTCTCCGTCCTTGTGCTTGCCGTCATTAGGAAACAGCCACTTTGTTATGAGCCGTATCCCACAGATGTATTTTTCAGGCGGTCTGTGCCTTGCTAGGTTTGCCGTGAGCTTTTCTTTTGCCGCCTTGACATCGGGTGGATCATAAAATATCGGCTTGCCGTTTCTCACTGCCACCTTGTGTTCCTGAGCCGTAGCCGTCGGCGGTATCATCGCCATAAAAAATTCAGTCATTGTTATCTGCTCCTCTCGTGAAGTCGGGTATTACTGCTAGTAATATTCTTGTCCGCCGCTTCTAGCGGACAAGATATATATTACGTAGTAATATATGTTTGTCTGTCCGTCCGACAAATTCGGTAATTTTCGATATTGTCCGACAAGAAAAAAGTTCGATTTTGTCCTGACACTTTTTCGATTTTTTCCTGTCTGTCTAAAGTTCAAAAATTCGATTTTGTCTTGTCTGTCTACTGAGCTTTTAAGCCACATTCTCCCTCTTCTATCCAAAAGCCACCATGCTCTTTGAGGTATCTTCCAACGGTCTTTTCGCTCTTTCCTATGTACTCCGCCAGCTCAGAAATGCGGCACTTGCCGTTCTCCTGCACACCGCTGAAAGCTGTTTCAATGCTCTCCTTGCGTTCCTTACTGCGGTCTTCATTGGTCTTCTTCTTGCTGAAATTTTTCTTCCAATTTGGTGAGATATCCTCTACCTCGCAGTCTTTAAGCACGCCCACGGTATCCTCTCTGTGAACAGGATAATCAAACCACATATTGAGGGGAGCAAATTTCGGAAACTCTCTCAGAGTACCCTCTATACGCCATGCCGTGCGGTTTCTTACCGCAAGCTTAGCCTTGTCTATGTCGGCCATCATAAGCTTGTACGAGTTCGGGTGCAGGTGTTTGTGCGTTATCTCAAGCATTTTTGACGGCGTAACAAGATCGTCCTGTGAACAAAGGTCATCAGTATTTCTGTAAAATCTCCTCATCCAGTTCTCACAGATACGGCAAACAGTTTCGTCCTCCTGCTGTTTGTAAAGGCTGTCTGAAATGTCAAGCTCTGAAAGGTCAAGAAGTGCGTCAGGGTCACGGGCGAATACTCCTGAACCGCTGGCTCTGTCCATTGAACGCTTACCGCCCTGTGCACCCTTTGAGTGGTGGTGGCAGTATATGACCGCACAGCCAAGCTCTGTGCATACCTTGTCAAACTGGTTGCAAAAGTGCGCCATTTGGTCTGCTGAGTTCTCATCGCCTGTTATGACCTTGTAGATAGGGTCTATTATCACGGCAATGTAATTCTTCTTGCTTGCTCGGCGTATAAGCTTTGGTGCAAGCTTGTCCATTGGTACGCTGTGACCTCTCAGATTCCATATGTCTATGCTGTTGAGGTTTTCAGGTTCTAGGTGCATTGCGGTGTACACGTCCTTGAAACGGTGCAGACAAGATGCTCTGTCAAGCTCTAGGTTGACGTATAGTATCTTTCCTTTGGTGCATTGCCAGCCAAACCACTTTACCCCCTCAGCTATCGCCACGCACATTTCGATAAGTGCATAAGACTTGCCTGCCTTTGACGGACCTGCAACGAGCATTTTGTGACCCTGTCTGAGAACACCGTCAATAAGTGGCGGAGCAAGCTCAGGCAGGTTATCCCACTCAGCACTCAGGCTCTCAGGGTCGGGGAGATCATCATTGATACTTTCTATGTAATCTTTCCATTCTGAAAAGCTTTCTTTGCCTATGTTCTTGTCAATGATGAACTGTTTCTTGCCGTTTCTCATTACACCCGGCATACGGCTAAGACGTGAGGGATTGCGGTTTTGTTTATCTATGTCAAGGCCACTTTCCTTGCAGACCTTGTAAAGAAAATCAACACGCCTGCGGTATTCCTCATAGTTGGGAGCGTCTATCTTGACGATAGCGTGAACGCTCTTTCCACCGCTGTATACAAGCACAGCGATAGGAAGTTCAAGCTCTCTCATCACAGCATTCTGCTGTTCTATAGGCATACTGTCGCTTTCAACAAGAGCATAGCGGTAGTCTGTTACATTCTCGTTCTTTACGCCCTTGCCGTCAAGAGGATTGAAGCGGATCCACGCTCCTGCCTCTTCCTTGTAGTCGCCAAATACCGCACCAATGTCGCCGTTACATTCGCCAAGCCTCTTGATAAGTTCCCCTGCCGTCCTGTCACAGCACCCTTTTGTGGGCAGATACTTGGTCTTGCCGTCCTTTTCTGTTTCCCACGTTTGCGTAACATAGCCCACGTTCTCTCCTGCCTCAAAGAGTGTTTCAAGATAGGTGACTATCTCCTTGACAGGATCCCATTGGGCAGGCTCGGTGATCGGTATGCCCTCACCGCCGTTTACAAGGGGACTGCTTTCTTCTGCAACTATCTCGCCGTCCCAGTCATATGCTTGAAACTCTCTGGGGCTGTATCCACGTTCCTTAGCCATTTGCACGATAGTTCCTGCGGTCACAGGCTGAGCATTGCCGTTAAAGCTCTGCCATTTGCGTTCGCACTCACCGCTGTGATAACGGCTGTCTGACCTCGACCAACTGTCCCAGTCGTTCACGGAATAGCCCTCGTGCTTGAGAGCCATTCCCACGTTGACCCATTCCTGATAATCGCAGTTTGCAGGGTCTATGTATTCAAGCATTTTAAGCAAATTTGTGTTATCCATTCACTTCTCCTTAGTTCTCAGGTGTGTATGTTTTCGGGTCGATATCTCTCGGCACTCTCCAACCATTGGCAGAGATACGGGCTATCATACTGCTTGCGCTGTCAAAGCTCCATGAGCCGACGTGTTCAAAACCTTTGCTTTCAAGCAGCCTTATCTGCTTTGGTGTGGTAAGTCCTGCATTGCGGCGCTTTTCAAGTCGGTCAAGGATAAGCTTTGCCTTGCCTGCGTTGTCTATATCGTCAGGGAAAATGCCCAGCTTTTCAAGCTTTGCTTTCTGTTTGTCGGTAGCAGGAGCACACTCCCAGCCAAAAGCAGGAACATATGAGGACAAGTCCTCAGCCTGTATTGACATTTCATACTGCAAAGGGTCAACAAGCTTTCGCTTGCGTGTTTTCATTTCTTTGAGCTGCTTTGCCAAAGACTCTTCACGCTGTGCCACAACGTCCTCGCTTGCCTGTTTTTCTGCCTCTTCGATATCCACTGCACAGCCTGCCTCATTGGCAAGGTTTTCGGTCATTTTCTCAGCGACCTCTTCATTCTGACAGATAAGGTGTGCAGGCCTGCAAAGCTCGTGGCGTTCTGTGTGCCATAGAAAGTCGAGCAGCAAAAGCTCTGTCTTTCCCTCGCAGAGTCTTGTGCCTCTGCCTACCATTTGACAGTAAAGCCCACGCACCTTTGTTGGTCTTAGTACGATAACGCAGTCAACTGACGGACAGTCCCAGCCTTCTGTAAGGAGCATAGAGTTGCACAGCACGTTGTATTCGCCCTTGTCGAAAGCTTCAAGTATTTCCGCTCTGTCTGTGCTTTCTCCGTTGACCTCAGCGGCGTTGAACCCTTTGCTGATAAGGATATCACAGAACTTTTGAGAGGTCTTGACAAGCGGCAGGAACACAACTGTCTTGCGTTCCTTACAGTATTTAAGCATTTCATCAGCTATCTGATAAAGATAAGGGTCAAGTGCCGTGTCGATATCACTAGCCTTGAAATCTCCTGCCTGAGTTGATACTCCTGAAAGGTCAAGTTTCAGCGGTATGGTTATAGCCTTGATAGGTGAAAGATAGCCCTCTTTGATAGCCTGCGGCAGGGTGTATTCATATGCAAGACTGTCGAACACCGAGCCTAAGTTCTTCATATCGCCCCTGTCAGGTGTAGCCGTCACGCCAAGTACCTGAGCTTCAGGAAAATGGTCAAGCACTCTCTGATAGCCGTCTGAGATAGCGTGATGAGCCTCGTCAATGATAATGGTATCGAAGTAATTTTCCGAAAAGCCTTTGAGCCTTTTCTCACGCATAAGGGTCTGAACTGAGCCTACTACTACACGATACCAAGAGCCTAAACAGCTTTGCTCTGCTTTCTCGGTGGCACAGCCAAGCCCTGTTGACTTCATAAGCTTGTCCGCCGCCTGGTCAAGCAGCTCGCCCCTGTGGGCAAGGATAAGCACACGCTTACCCTGCCGCACACATTCTTCCGTAACAGCCGAGAAAAGTATTGTCTTTCCCGTTCCTGTCGGCAGAACTGCAAGGACTTTGTTTATTCCCTCAGACCACTGTTCGAGTATAGCAAGCTTAGCCTCGTTTTGATATGGTCTTAAGTTCATCATCAGAATGCACCGGCTTTCCAGCCGCCTGTTTGAGCAGGCTGACTATACTGTGGTGTCTGCATCTGTGCAGGCTGAACGGTAGTCACATTCTCGTCATAGGCATAGAGCTTCTTAATCTTGTTGGACTGCCTGTCCTCACCGTCCTTGTTCTTGTAGTTGTCAACATAAACGTGACACTTGCCCTTTTTGCCTGTGATAGCGTTCCAGTTCATTTTCAGCGGTTCGCCATGCTTTTTTAGTCCGAGAGCCAAGAAAAGTGCTGAGAGCTTCCACTCAAACTTGTTGCAAAGGAAGAAGTTCTCTGTTATCTCCACGCTTTCCTCTGCACCCCAAATGGTGAATGTGACCTTTGCCATATTGCAGGGCGGCACTTTCGCCGACCCCTCGTGCCTTGTACGTTCGTACTTTGCAACGGTGAAGTCATAGTCCCCCTCAGGGAGCAGAACAAAGTCCCCACCCTCGTTGACTATCTCATCTTCCCAGCCGTATTCCATAAAATTATCCATAGTGTTGTCCTCCTTTTAAAATGGTACTTTCTGATTTTCTCTGATAAGCGGCAGCATTTGCTCCCAAGCACCTATCAGACAGCCCTGTACAAAGTCGTCAGGATAGTTTGTGATAGGGGTATCATAAGGGAAATAGTTTCTCTGAGATACCACAAGACGTATATCCGATTCGCTTACGTTGTTGGCTCTCATAAGGTCCGCAAGTGTTTTCGGTATGCCATCAGGGATAACGATAGGCGGTGGTGCAACGTCCTCAAAGCCGCTGAGATCAGTAAGAGGCTCGTCAGATTTTTGTGTGGCAGTCTGTGCGGTCTGTGTAGGCTGTGCTGTCTGAACTGTCGGTGCAGGCACAGGCTTAGGCATTTCAGCAGGCTGTGTATACGCAAACAGGTGAGCTATACTGCTGTATTCAAAAGGCATTTCAGACGGAAGTCCGTCACGATTTTTAGCGTCCCAGCAAGGGTGATGAGTGGTGTACATAACACGGTCACCGCCCTGAGCCTTGAACTTTTTGCCGTCCTTATCCACAGCTACTGCATATGTTTTGTAGTTTGCAAACAGCACCATATCTGCCCATTCTTTCACAAGAGGTGATATCTGAGAAGAAGTTTTCTTGCCGAGTTTCAGTTCCCAGCGGTCATAAGCGCCCAGCTCGTCAGGCTGTTCAAACTTTCTCATTTGAGCGTGAGCCGTAAGCACAACGTTGATACCGCTGTCAACTACCTCCTGCAAGAGATTAAGGAACTTGCCTATCTCCTCTTTTTCGTAAACATAGCCGTTGCCGTAGCCGAAATCTTCAATGCCTTTCTTCTGATGTGCCGAGCAGATAGTTTCAATGCAAAGCTGTTCAGCCCAATCAAATGTATCAATGACAAGGGTCTTGCAGAGCCTGCCGTTCATAGCTTCCTTTACCTCGTTTTTGAGCATTTCCCAGCTTGTTGGCTTAGGGAAACGTCTGATGTTCAGCTTCTTTGTACTGCCCTCAGTATCAATAAATACAGGGTCGGGGAACTGAGCCGCAAAGGTGGATTTGCCTATGCCCTCAGGACCATATATCACGACTTTCTGTGCGGAGCTTACAACTCCTGATGTTATCTCATACATTAAAATGCACCTGCTTTCCAAGTTTTCGTTTCTGTGTTTTCTTCCTTATCATTGTCCATTGACCTGCCGTCCTCGATAATGATACTGCACTCGTCACCTGTGGAAACTCTTGTGGCTATCGCCTGCAAGCCCTGTGCTTCAAGCCACTTGCCGAAGTCTTCAAGGGTGTCGGTATCCATTTGTTCAAGCTTGTCCAGCAGGACAAAGCCGCAGTCAGGATTGAGCTTTCTCACGATAGAGGTAGCGACGATAAGCTGTTCAGCTCCGCTTATACTGTCCCACTTATGCCCGTTATACAGCAGCTCTCCGTCCTCAACGGAAAGTCCTTCAAGGGGCAGGTCGGCACTGCCCAGCAGGTCAGTTTTAGCCTGCCTTACGTCCTCTATCTGCTCAGTGAGATATGTATACTGTGAACGGTAGTCCTCAGCGTCTATCTCAGCTTTCTCCCTGTCGAGGTTTGCTCTTATCTTCTTGTTCAGCTCCTCGATTTCCGAGATATTCTTTTCAAGCTCAGCCGTGCTTTCGTCCACAAGGTCTTGAGCGTCAAGGCTTGCAAGCTTGAAGTTGTTCACTGCCGCTTCATAGCTTGCTTTTGCACGCTCATAGGCAGACTTAGCAATCTCCAACTGCTTTTCGTAGTATTCTTTCTGGTCACGCTTACGCTGATTTTCGCCGTTGCGAGCAAGTATATCCTGCTGCTGTCTGATAAGCTCCGAAGCCGAAACAGGCTCGGCAGGGACGTTTGCGTACACAGGCATTTCCTTTGCGAACTTAGACTTCTGGTCAGCTATCCTGCCGATAGCGGTACGCTGGTCATAGAGTGAATGTTCCTTATGCTCCAACTGATAGAGCGTATCACCCACGCCTATTATTTTCAGCAAAGTTGCTGCTTTTTCCTTGCTTGACTGGTTGATGAACTTAGGCAGGTCAAGTGCGAACTGTTCAACGAAGCTGTTCAAAAGCTGCTGACCGCCTTTTTTGCCTGTGCTGTCGGTGACTTTGAGAGAGCTGTTTTTACCCGAACGCTCCACCACGATACCATTGTCGAGAGTGATCTTCAAATGCGGTTCGACAACAGACCCCTCACGCTGAGGAGAGGACGGCTTATACTTGTCACCGCCAAGTGCCCAAGCGATAGCGTCAAGCACAGAGGTCTTGCCCTGCCTGTTCTTACCACCGATAACAGTAAGCCCATTCTTTGCAGGCTCAAGCTGTACGGCTTTTATCTTCTTTACGTTCTCAAATTCAAGTGAGTTTATTTTTACTGACATTTTAGTTCTCTCCTCTCATATTTTCAAGCTTATCCCTTGTGCTGCATATTTTTCCGTACACCTCGCCGATATCAAAGGCTCTCTGTTCTCGCTTAGACATTTCTCCATAGATATCGAGTATATCTGTACAGGCTTTGTCTGCGGTATCATATGCTTGACAAATCTGCTCTTTTGTGCTATCATCAAACTGTAATATTGAACCGGTATCTTTTGATACCTCCGAGCTTGTGCCTGTTGCCGCAGGTGCAGGCTCGTTTTCTTTTAGGTACTCTGCCAAATACACACCACACTTAAAATTTTTTCCGCATAGCGGACAATTTTCGCAACTAGCAATAAATCCTGTACAGCACTCCACCGCCTTTTCAAACTCCTCTTTCGTTATCATCGTTATCCTCCTCTTTCTCAAAACGTTTCTCCAAGTGCCTATCCACCACGCTCAGCACAAAATACATCACTACATCTATCCCTGCAAGCACAGCTATTGTTATCAGCAGTATCAACGCCATTTTACCACTTTCCTTTCATTTCAACTTCGACCTTGACTATGGGTCTGCCTGCTTCTCTCACTGCACGCTTAATGCTCTCTTCTGCTTCCTCGTAGGCAGTTTCTTTTACACTTACATACCACCTGTACGCTACATACATTGCAAGCACCACCAAGAGCGCTACCGCTGCGGCACATCTGATTATATCTAACACGGCTATCATTTTCTCACGTCCTTTCCGTAAAGCGTGCGGAGTTTTTTAAGCCTTTTCTCGAAGTTGTCGATATCAATGCCCCACACCTCGTAGGCTATCTCTGTATTGACCGAGTGTGGCAACCATGACTTCACACCACGCTTTGCCATTTCTTCCTTAACAGCTTTCTTGATCTTGATAGTCTGCGTTTCACCTGTGCCGAACAGCTCCTTGATATCCGCATTGGTTATCTCGGGCTTTTCATAGTACAGCCGCACAGCCATTTCAATGTCAGGTGACCTCATTTAGTCCACCTCCTCGATTGTCAAGACAGTTTCACCCGAACTAATAGCGTTCGCTTTTACTTTCCATAAAGCCTCACGTTCGCTATCGGCGGATACTGTATAGACCCAGTTGCGATTATACTGGTCTGCCGTCGTTACCTTGTACAGTTTCATTTTGTACCTCCTTGAAAAATCTAACTTCTTGTGGTATAATGTAGAAAAACATAAGAAAGGATTTTCTTTAATGCACGAAATCATAATCTCAGCTATCATTACAAGTATTACCTCTATCATCACAGCAACAATAACTTCATTATTGACCCTCAAATTAAGCAATAAAAAGAATGATGACAAACTCAATTCGTTATCGGATAAGCGACTTTTTAAATCAAGACAACTTAGCGATTTCTACATACCCTTTTATAGACTATACGTTCAAAACGTTTTCCCTGAAAGCGATGTAACTAAAATGCTTCCGGAAACTGCAACTACATTTTTAAAGCTTTTTGAAAAGCACGTTGACCTTATGGAGCATGGCTCTCAAGAACTTGTTAAGCCGTTTCAAATTGCCTATTATGGTTGGAAGAAGTACGACTATGATCGCACACTTTCTTTTGATTTTGGAAAATCATTCTTATTACTTACGGATCAACTTTTTGAAGAATACTCCCAGCTTTGTACTGAATTAGAATTGCCATTACCCGCAAAGGCAAATTATCTCTATAAAGAGAGTAATGATGATCAATAGCTGAACGAATATGATAAATTCAAAAAGTCTGAATTTTTTGCTTACTTTTGCATAAAGAAATATGCAACATATTGCTGTAAAAAACAATATGCAATTCATAAAGATTACTTTTATTCTCCTCACCCCCTTTTTAATCACTTGTTTCCTTTAAGAAACTGCGTCTGCAAAAAAAATATCAAGTATCTTTTCTTGCGTAAGTTTCAGCACTTTGGAGATATTTGCGATCTCAGGCTGCTTGAACGCAGTTTCCCCTTTCATACGAGAATACAGCGTTTTCTTGTCCAAGCCTATTAGCTCAGCAAGTTTTGGTATGGTCAGACCACACCTTGCTATCTCCGCATTAAGGTCATTAATATTCATTGCTTTCACCGTCCTTTCCTGTCTTAGTTTCCTTTAGGACACTTTCAGTATATCATATCAAAATAGCATTGTCAACCCCTTTAGGAAACTTTTTTCACTTTTTTGAAAAAGTAGTTGCATTTTAGAAACTTATATGTTATAATATAATCAATCCAAATCAGGAGGTCAAAAATTATGGACATAGGAAAACTTATAAATAAAAGAAGAACAGAACTCGAACTTACTCTTGAAGATGTGGGCAATGCTGTTGGCGTTAGCAAGAGTACAGTAAAGAAGTGGGAAGACGGCTTTATATCAAATATGAAAAGGGATAAGATAGCCGAACTTGCAAAGGTGCTTAAACTCAATCCTGTTTCACTTATCACAGGTGAAGAAACTGTTGAGGATACGTCTGATAGCATTTTCAATGACTTTGACAATATCAGACCGCTTGCACTTAAAAAGTTTCCTATGGTCGGCGAGATAGCTTGCGGCAAACCTATTTTTGCAGATGAGGATCACGAGAGCTACATAATGGCTGATACTGATATCCACGCTGATTTCTGCCTTAAAGCTAAGGGTGACAGTATGATAAACGCAAGAATATTTGACGGCGATATCGTTTTTATCAAGCAAATGCCAATGGTCGAAAACGGCGAGATCGCAGCAGTGATAATTGATAATGAGGCAACGCTGAAAAGGGTCTATTATTATCCTGAAAAGCATAAGCTTATCCTCAATCCTGAAAATCCTGCGTATGAGCCGCTTGTGTATATCAACGATGAGCTTGACACTATACGCATTCTCGGCAAGGCTGTTTGCTTTATGAGCAGCTTGTGAGGTGACAGAATGTCCTCAAAGAAACGCAAATCAGAGCCAGGCTGCATTGCCACTATATTCGGCTACACAATATTAGCTTGTATTGTATTTACTATTTTTAATTTAGCCAAAACACATCTCTCTACTAAAGCCAAAATAATCATTTTATCGGTTATTGGCATACTTCTTATTCTCAAAATATTCGGATTTTTTAATCGAAAATATACAATGTCTCAGCTTGATAATATGGAAGGTCATAGATTCGAATTTGCTTGTGCTGATATCTTGAAGATGAACGGCTTTTATGACGTAAAAGTTACACAAGGCTCTGGAGACTATGGCGTCGACATTATTGCAAGAAAAGGTATGCGAAAATATGCTATACAATGTAAATGCTATAGCCACAAACTTGACAATAAACCTATACAAGAAGTAATTGGCGGACTTGCATATTATGGTTGTAATAAAGGCGTTGTTATGACAAATCAATACTTTACTGAGCCAGCAAAACAGTTAGCAAAAGTTAATGGAATAGAGCTATGGGACAGAAATGTTTTGTCTCGTATGACCAAAAGAACAAGCAAAATAAAAATGCGTCTCAAAAAGAAAGAGCATTTACAAGAGCATAATCCTTCTTCCAAAGCAAAGCAACCAGTTACCGAAACCAACAGCTTTCAAATTTATTCTACCCCTAAATATGCAGAAAAAGCTACAATGATGAATGACCTTGATGATTACCCCCGTATTTGTAAAAAGTTCTTGAAAGAAAATGCCGAATATATAGTCTGCTACTATAAAATGACTTTTGATGTAGTTCTAAAATTAGAAAAGATAGATGTTTTATACAAGCAAAATTCAGTTTCATTCGAGTTCTTGCATACGCCGCAACTTCCTGTAAGCAAGCTAAAAAAGTCGCTTAAAGACTTATCAGAATACATAAGCATTGATAATATTTCATTGCATTCATCTTGCACTACTCCTGGCTGCTTTGCAATACAAATGCCAATGCCTGATTACTTGGCTAAAACATCCAGGTTTATTGATAAAAATAGTAAATAAAAAAATCTCGCCCCCAAGTGCTACCAACACTCAGAGGCGAGCAGAGCGGATACTACCAATATCAGCTCGATTCAAATTCACACCCACTTCAACCACGAAAGGGCGAATTTTGCCCTTTTATTGTAGCACACTTTCGGGGAAGTGTCAAGAATAGGAGGAATATTT